CCGGTTTTCCTCCGGGCAGGTGGGGGCCGTGGAGATGGAGCGCTGCGGGATCATGACCCGGTTCCAGTACCGGGACGACCTGTTCGGCTCCTCCAACCGGGCCCTGGACACCACCATGGAGCTGATTTCCCTGCAGGGCCAGGCGGTCCAGGAGGCGGTGACCAACTCCGCCACCTACCGGTTCATGGCCCGGGTCAGTAACTTCACCGCGCCGGAGGATCTTGCGGCGGAGCGGAAGCGCTTCTCCGAGCAGAACTTCGCCGACGAAAACAACGGTCTGCTGCTGTTCCCCAACACCTACTCCGACATCAAGCAGATCGAATCGAAGCCCTACACCGTGGACAAGGACGAGCTCGCCGAGATCCGCCGGAACGTGTACAACTATTTCGGCGTCAACGAGGAAGTGCTGCAGAACAAGGTCTTCGGCGACGAATGGGACGCCTTCTACGAGGGGGCCATCGAGCCCTGGGCGGTGCAGGCCAGCGAGGTCCACACCAGCATGCTGTTCACCCGGCGGGAACAGGGCTACGGCAACCGGTTTATGCTCTCCTCCAACCGGCTGCAGTTTATGAGCGCGTCGGACAAGCTCAAGGTCTCCGCCCAGATGGCGGACCGGGGCATCATGAGCCGGAACGAGATCCGGGACATCTGGAACCTGCCCCCCATCCCCGGCGGAGATGTCTACACCATCCGGGGCGAATACTACACCCTGGGCGAGGACGGCACCGTCCGGCGGACCCCGGAGCAGGTGGAGGAGGAAGTGGAGGAGATTTCCGAGGAGATTGCGGAGGAGAGTGGAGAGTGAAGAGTGGAGATACCTCCACCGCAGGCGCTCCCCTATACTGTCATTGCGAACCAGTCCGCAAACTGGTGTGGCAATCTCCTGCGATAGAGGCGATTGAATGGCCTCATCCGTCGCCCAGTCGCTTCGCTTTGTGGGCGCCACCTTCCCCAGGGGGGAAGGTCTGAGAGGAGCGCTTCGCGCCGGATTCCTAATTCCTCATTCCTAATTCCTAATTGATCGAGAGGTGAAAGCATGGCCGGGAACATCAAAGGGATCACCGTCGAGATTGACGGCAACACCACAAAACTGTCCGCGGCGATCAAGGACGTCCAGAAGGAGGTCAAATCCACCGGGACGGCCCTGAAGGATCTGGACAAGCTGCTGAAGGTGGACCCGGGGAACACGGAGCTGCTGGCCCAGAAGCAGAAGACCCTGGCGGAGAGCATCGAGGCCACCAAGGAAAAGCTCCGGCTGGAACGGGAGGCCCTCCGGCAGCTCAGCCAGGGGGACACCACCGCCGAGAGCATCGAGCAGCAGCGGAACCTCAGTCTCCGGGTGGCGGAGACCACCCAGGAGCTGGAGCGGCTGGAGGCGGAGGCAAGGGCTTCCTCCTCGGTGCTGGGGACCCAGATGCAGCAGGCCGGGGGCAAGCTCAAGGAAGTGGGCTCCAGCCTCAGCTCCATCGGCGGGAGCCTGACCCGGTCCATCACCATGCCCATTGCGGCGGTCTCCGGGGCGGCGCTGAAGGTCAGCATGGACTTCGAGCAGAGCATGTCCAAGGTCCAGGCCCTCAGCGGCGCCACCGGGGAGGCCTACGACCAGCTTGCCGCCAAGGCCCGGGAGCTGGGGGCCAACACCCGGTTCTCCGCCTCGGAGGCCGCGGACGCCATGGGGGAGCTTGCCCTGGCGGGATGGAACGCCGATCAGATGCTAAGCGGCATCGACGGCGTCCTCAATCTGGCGGCGGCCTCCGGCATGGAGCTGGCAGACGCCGCGTCTGCCATCAGCATGAACCTGGCGGCCTTTAACATGGAGGCCAGCGAGGCCGGGCACCTTTCCGACGTGCTGGCCACGGCACAGGCGGCCACAACCACGACCGCCGCCGAAATGGTGGAGGCCTGGGGCAACGCCGCCACGTCCTTCACGCAGGCCGGGCAGAGCGCTGAGACCACCACGGCCCTGCTGGAGGGCATGGCATCCGTCGGCGACCGTGGCGCTGCCGCAGGAACGGGATTGACCGCCGTTATGAGCCAAATGCGCCAGAAGATGAAGGATGGAGCCATCGCCATCGGAGACGTGCAGGTGGCGGTCATGGACGCCAACGGCAACTACCGGGACATGATTGACATCATCGCCGACGTGGAAAGCGCCGTCGATGGGTTGGGGACCGCGGAACGGGACGCCGCACTCGGCGCAACCTTCAACCGAAACTCCATGAACTCCCTGAAAGAGATTCTGGCCGCAGGCTCTGACAATCTCCGGGCCTATCGCGAGGATCTGCTGAACTGTGAAGGCGCGGCGGAGGACATGGCGAAGACCATGCAGGACAACCTGGCGGGGCAGCTCACGGAGCTCAAGTCCCAGACCGAGGAGCTGGGGATCGCCTGGGGCAGTCTACTGCTGCCGAAAGCCAAGCAACTGGTGACCGGGCTTAAAGACATGGGGAACAAGCTGGCCACCACCGATGACCGGGTGAAGAACGCCGCCATCAATTTCGGCCTCATGGCCGCGGCGGCGGGGCCGGTGATCTCCTTCCTGGGGAAGCTCAGCTCCGGGCTGGGCTCCGTCATCACCGTGGCGGGGAGCCTGGTATCCTCCCTGTCCGGCGGGGCGGGACTCATCGGGGCTCTGACCGCGGCACTGGGACCCGGAGGCGCCATCGTGGCGGCCATCGCGGGCACCGCGGCCCTGGCGGGGGGCATGGCCTGGCTGGTCAGCAAGATCGACGAGGCCACGGACCCCCTGAGGCAGCTGCAGCAGTCCATGGACAATGCCTCCCAGGCGGAGGAGCGGCTGGGGAAGGCCGACGGCACCATCGCCCTGACCCGGCGGTATCAGGAACTCCGGGCGGAGCTGGAGAGCGGCACCCTCAGTGAGGAGGAGGCGGCGGAGAAATCCGCGGAGCTGGACAGCATCCGGCAGCAGCTCAGCGACACCACCGGGGGCCTGGTCCCCGTGGAGGGAGAGTACGGCGACGCCCTGGACGGCACCGTGGAAAAGGTCGGGGCCGTGGCGGAGGCGGAGCGGGACCGGGCCTCCCAGGAGGTCTATGCCCAGCTCAAGGCCGGGGCCGACGATTACCAGGCGGCCCTCTCCGATCAGCGGGCCATGCAGGAGGAGCTCACCGCGGCCCAGGAGGCCTATCAGGCGGCCACGGAGGCCACCTACGACGGAGCGGAAGCCTCCGCGGAGGAGTTCGGGGCGGCCCTGGAAGACGTTAAGAAAAAGGTTGAAGGCTGGAAAGACAGCTTCAAGGATTCCCCCGAGGGAGTAGAAGCCCTGAACCGGGAGCTGGAGACCCTGAGTCAGAAGGCCAGCGCCATCGCCGGCACGGAAATCAAGTTTGAGGGGCTGGCGGAGGCGGAGAGCTGGTTCGACGATCTGAACATCTCCACCAACGAGATGGCAGACAACACCACGGAGCTCCAGGGCCGGGTGGACAGTCTCAACGGTACCCTGGAGGAGAGCACCGCCGTCACCGACGCCTACCGGGACAAGGTCATCGCCTGGATCAAAGCGGGCGGCGACATGGAAAAGGGCGCGGCCCTCCTGGGCAAGTCCGAGGAGCAGCTCCGGCTGGAGATGCAGGCCGCGGATCAGGCGGCGCTCCAGCAGGCGGTCTCCGAGGGAAAGCTGGGAGACGCCTCCGGGGAGGCCGCGGATGAGCTGGGAGAGCTCACCGAGGAGGAGCAGCAGGCCGCCGCGGAGGCGGAGGAGGCCCAGAAGAAGTTCGACGAGCTGGTGGAGGGGCTCCGGGGCATGCCCGGCATCGTCTCCGCCACGGGCTGGAGTCTCCAGGACCTCAGTAACCTCCTCTACGGCGCGGGGATCTCCGCGGAGCAGTTCGCCTCCGGGGTCTCCTCCTGCCGGGACAAGGTGGTGAACTCCTTCAAGGCCATGAAGGACGAAAGCGGCGTCACCGCCCAGAGCATGGTGGACAATCTCCAGGCCAACCTCCAGGCCACGCAGACCTGGAGCTCGAACCTGGCCACCCTGTGGAACTCCACCACGGACAACACCGTCCGGGCCTTTATCAACTACCTGGCCCAGCAGGGGCCGGGGGAGTACGCAAATGCGATTGCGGAGTTTACAAACGGCGGGCAGGCCCAGCTGGAGGAGGCCGCCTACGCCTGGCAGGCCATGGGCGATCTCTCCGCCCAGAACTACGCCGCGGGCATCTGGATGGACCAGTACCTGGCGGAGGAAGCCGCCGGGGGGCTGGGGGATGCCGCAACGGCCTCTCTCGAAGCGCCTGAGGGCGCAGAAGAAGCCGGAGCCGAAGCCCCGAGTCAGTACGCCTCCGGCATCGAAAACGGCGCAGAGGCCGTTTCCGGGGCCGCAGAAGCCATGGTCCAGCAGGCCCTGGAGGGCGCCACCGGGGTCACCGGCTGGGACGCCCTGGGCACCACCGACGCGGGACTGGTGGCCAGCGGCATCACCTCCGGGGCCTACCGGGTCCGGTCCGCCGCCACGTCCATGATGACCGCCGCCCGGTCCGCCGCCGCGGGGGTCACGGGGTGGAGCAACATCGGCTACGCCATCGCCTCCGGCGTGGCCGCCGGCGTGTCCTCCGGCTCCGGCATGGTTTCCTCCGCCGTGCGGTCCATGATCTCCAGCGCTCTGGCCGCGGGACGGTCCGAGGCCCAGATCAACTCCCCCTCCAAACTGTTCCGGGACGTCATCGGCTCCGGCATCGCCGAGGGCGTGGCCGCGGGCATCGAGGGCGGGGACCGGATGGTCCGCAGCGCCATGGGGTACCTGACCAACCAGGCCCTGGCGGCGGGCAGCGTCCATAAGACCTACAACTACAGCACCAGCGTCCCCGCCATCAACCTCACCGTCAACGCCGCCCCGGGGCAGGACGCCCAGACCGTGGGACGGCAGGTGGCGCGGCAGCTGGTCCGGGAGCTGCAGCAGAAAGGAGCTGTTTATGCGAAGGCGGCTATGGTTTGACAACGTGTGCCTCAGCGACTTCGGCCTGTGGATCTCCGGGGACTACACCGAGGCCCTGGCGGAGCCCCTGGGAGAGGGCATCCACATCCCGGGGCGGTCCGGGGACTACTGGATCGACGAGGGGGCCTATACAAACCTGACCCTGGAGTACCCCGCCTTTGTGCTGGGCGCCACGGAACGGGAGCTGCAGGGGCGGCTCCGGAGCCTCCGGCAGGTGCTGGGTGGCACCCGGGGGTATGTCCGCATTGAGGACGATTACCACCCGGACGAGTACCGCATGGGGCGGTACGTCTCTGGGCTGGCGGAACGGGCCAGCTACTACAGCCGGGCCTCGGAGTTCTCCCTGGTCTTCGACTGCAAGCCCCAGCGGTATCTCCGGAGCACCCGGCCCATCGTCCTGGCGGACCAGGAGACCGAGGGCGCCCCGGGGGATCTGGTGACGGACAACCCGGCGGTGCTGCGGAATCCCACCGGGCGGGAGGCAAGGCCCATGCTGCGGCTGTTCTACGACGACCAGACGGCCCCCATGACCCTGACCTTCGGGGACTGTGTGATTACCTGCCAGCCCTGCGGCCACTACTGCATCGGCATCGACATGGAGGCCCGGACCTGCTACTACAACGGGGAGAACCTCAGCCGGTACGTCTCCATCACCGAGGGCGGCGCCGTGGCCATGGACTACCCCGCCATCGGGGAGAAGATCACCGTCACCCGGGGAACCAACGTCAAGGCCGTGCAGGTGTACCCCAGATGGTGGTGGCTGTGAGCAATTAGGAGTTAGGAATTAGGAATTAGGAATTGAGGGCTGTTTTTCCAAATTGGACATTTTGGGGGCGGGGCGATTGGATCGCCTCATCCGTCACCGCGTCGCTTCGCTTTGTTGCGGCCACCTTCCATTACGTGCGCGAGGGCCCCTCATCCGTCGCTCCGCGCCACCTTCCCCCAAGGGGGAAGGAGTAATAGGGGGAGGCAGTGCGTAACGCGCGCGAACAATCCTGAAGGGGAAGGCCTGGAAGGTGCCCTTCGGGGCGATGAAAGGAGAATTTTATGGTTACTATGAACGTGGATCTCGATATGACGCCGGGGGCGGCGGGGCCGGTCCTGCATGTCAGTCAGTACGACGAGGGCAGCCGGAACTATGACTTCCACCTCTACCAGAACGGCACCGCCTTCACGCCCCCCTCCGGGGCGGAGGTCACCCTGGAGGCCCGGCGGCCCGATCAGTTCGGCGTGGTGGTGGACGCCACCGTGGACGGCAGCGTGGCCACGGTGACCCTCTCCGGAGACGTCACGGCCCTGGCCGGCACCGTCACCTGCCAGCTCTCCGTCACCTCCGGAGAGGACACCCTGGGCAGCGCCAACTTTATCATCCTGGTGGAGGACTCCCCCCTGTCCCGGGGCGGGCTCATGCCCAGGTACTACTACCTCCGGGAGCTGCCCGACGCCTACCGGACCGTGGTGGACGATCTCATCGACCGGGGGCTGTTCTACTCCTGCGGCGGTACCGGAGAGAACACCATCGTCAACCTCTCCGACGACGTGTGCCGCCTGATGCTGACCCTCCGGGACACCGGCGCCCTGGAGCTCCGGGAGGACACCGCCATCCTGACCCTCCGGAGCGTCACCGGCAGCGGGGACGTGTTCCCATACAACGCCGCCGTCTCCCGGCTCACCGAGCTGGAGGAGATCCTGCAGAAGAGCCTGCAGCGGCTCCAGGACGGCGTCCCCGAGTTCATGCGGGCCGTCATCACCCTGGACCAGTACGGCGACACCCTGGACAGCTTCCTGCGGGTCACCCGGGTGGTCTACGACAGCGCCGGCCACACCTACACCGTGACCTTCGCCCCCGAGGCCGCCTCCGAGACGGAGCTGCTGCTGCCGGAGCTCACCGCCAACGTCCAGACCGGCCGCATCCGGGCCACCGTCGCCCGCATCGTCCACACCTGGTACGGCACCCAGGCCCAGTATGACTACCTGGCAGAGCACGACCTCCTGGAGAGCGACTGCAGCTACTTCGTGCTGGAGGATGAGACGTGATCGCCCGGGGTCAGACCCCCCTCCGGGACTTCCGCCGGGGACAGCGGCAGGGAATCGAGATCTCCCGGGGGGAGGGGGTGTGCTGGAGAGGGGAGCCGGGGGCGGAGCAGATGACGGTTCAGATCCTGCTGACCGCCGGGACCACCGTCTCCGGCTGGGCCACCCAGAAATCTGAGACCTGCGTCCGCATCGATTGGGGCGACGGTACGGTGGAAACGCCTACCGGGGAACCGTATGTGCTTGATATGTACAAATTTGACATCTCTCACGATTTTGCGGCCGGGAGTTATACGGTCCGGTTTTTCAAGCCCGCAGGCGCAAACGGGATCATCCGAGTTTTTGAGTTCGGGAATGATTCTGCCCACTACTATGACCCGATTACGGAGCTTGACGCAAGGGGCGGGAACTTTCATCTGCTCAGAGGCGGCGCCGGGATTCACACGCTGTACACCGGGGACAACTCCGTCGGAGAGGCTCGCTATTCAGGCTGCACGGCCCTGGAGACGGTGGAGTTCGGGCATCCGCAGAGCATCGAGAGTCTGGCCTTTAACGGATGTTCCGCGCTGGGGCCGAATCTGGAGATTCCGGCGCAGTCTGTAGGCATCTATGCGTTCCGGGGATGTACCGGGCTGCGGAAGGTGTGGATCCGGGAGACCGTCACACAGATGGGGGACGATGTGTTTTACGGGACCTCTCCAGACTTGGTGGTCTACTGCGAGGCGGGCGCACAGCCGGCAACATGGAACACCCCCTGGAGCGAGACAGGCTCCGGCACCACCGCCACCGTGGTCTGGGGCCAGAAAACGAAACCTTGGTAAGGAGGAACGCTTATGTCCGATCGTGAAATGTACCTGGGGGCCATGGCCGGGAGCTATGAGGGAGAGCTGCCGCCCCCCTCCACCAGGAGCCTCAAGTGGATGGCAAAAATCCTGGGGCAGGACGTGGAGACCGAGCCCGTCCAGTCCCCCGAGGAGGCCTATCTCAAGAAAATTGCGGAGTCCGGAGGAGGGGGCGGGGGGAGCAATCCGAATGCTCGGACGGATGTAAACGGAACGCTGGCGGCTCCATGGGGAAATCTGGACGCCGGAACGCTGTACAGTCAAATGATCGGCGGAGAAGCGGAGGTCTATCTGACAGTAGACGCCAGCGCTCTTAGTGCGGGGACGATCGTTCTCAGGCCGTCGATTACATCTGGCTTTTGGTATTTCAGTACGGCAAACAACGGCAGTAACGGCTGGGAGGCCGCGGTGGCTGGATATAGCGAACTCAGCCCCCATGCGCTACATGACGCATATAGCCTTCAGGGCGGCAACACGGTGAACCTGGCCCAGTACGCCGCCGCCCTGCCGACGGTGCTTACGGTTATTTACCATCCCATGACAGGGACTCTTTCTCCCGCAGAATCTGAAACCTTTGGAGGTGCATCCTGATGGCAAGATATAGTATTGACGGGCAGGTGCTGACGGACATCGCGGACGCGATTAACGCAAAAACCGGAGAGACTGCCGCAATTGCTCCGGGAAATATGGCGGCGGCTATCGGGAGCATCTCGGGCGGCGACCCGGCGGCGCCCTACTATGACGGATATGTCGAGTGGGCGATTGATGCGGTCATGAACGCTTATGACACAGGATCTGACAAAGGACTGGAGCCGTATAAATCAGTATGCCTTTACAACATGCTCAACCTGCACGTAAGCCAAGAGATTGCGGAGAGACTTACGGATGCGCTTTGCACCTGCCTTCTGCTTGCTGGTCCAGACTATTTCACAGCTACGGACTTGCGCACGATCGGTCAAAATGGGTTCCGGTATGTACTTGCCGCCTCTGATTCTGGTGCCGTAATTGGTGCTTATGGGGATCGCATGGAGCAGATGCAGAATATTATGGACGACCTGTTCGGGTCTGGGTCGTAAGGAGGGCGAGAGGATGAGTGATGCTATGTGGGCGTTTGCGGGGGAGGAGTGAGACCGATGTGGAGCGAAATCTGGCCGGTCCTGTTGCAGATCCTCACCATCCTGGTGGGAGGCGGCGCAATCGGAGCGGCGATCATCAACGGAATCAACCAAAGAAAGCTGCTGAAAATGCAGCATGCGTTCGACCAGGAGGACAAGGCAAAGATTGACGTGGAAAAGGAGCTGAGTGAGCTGCGGAAAATGTCCGCGGCCCAGTCCGAGGCCCTGAAATTTGTCCTGTATGACAGAATCCGATATATCGGGCAGGCATATATAACCGAGGGCAGCGTGGACTTTGACGACCGGCGGGTGCTCAACAACATGCACAACAGCTACCACAGCGGCCTGGGCGGAAACGGAGACCTGGACACCCTCATGGCAGAGGTCAACAGCCTGCCGCTGAAGCAAAGGATCTGAAAGGAGAAAACCATGCAGAAAATTGACTGGAAACGAAAACTTACCTCCCGGAAGCTGTGGGTGGCGGTGGCCGGATTTGTGTCCGGGCTGATCGTGGCCTTCGGCGGGGCGGAATCCACGGCGGCTACGGTGTCCGGCTGCATCCTCCAGGGTGCGGCGGTGATCGGGTATCTGCTGGCCGAGGGGCTGGCGGACGCGGCAAACAGGGAGGTGGAGGGATGAGCGCCCTGGACAAGGCCATCTCCGTGGCACGGGGGGAGATCGGCTATCTGGAGAAGGCCTCCAATGCCCAGCTCTATGACAAAACCGCAAACCCCGGCACGGCCAACTACACCAAATACGGCGAGTGGTACGGCTGGAACGGCGTGGCGTGGTGCGCCATCTTTGTGAGCTGGGTGCTGTACATGGCCGGAGTGCTGGCCAACGCCGGCGGAAAGTTTGCCTACGTCCCCTACTGGGTGGAGTGGTTCCAGGCCCAGGGGCGCTACCGCATCCGGGGCAGCTACACCCCCCAGGCGGGCGACATCATCTTCTTCCGCAACTCGTCCCACGTGGGACTGGTAGAGAGCTGCGCCGGGGGCTATGTCACCACCATCGAGGGCAACACTTCGGCGGGCTCCGCGCTGGTCACCAACGGCCAGGGCGTGGAGCGGAAGTGCTACTCCGTGGGCTCCAACTATATTATGGGCTACGGCGTCATGGACTACGGCGAGGCGCCCCAGGTGGAGAAGATCACGCAGCTCTTCCCGGAGCCCAAGACCTACTGCAACGGGTCCACCGACGAGATCTGCTATGCCGACACCGCTCTGACCGTGCGGACCGGCTCCCTCAACCCCTGGGAGCAGGTGCCATGCCTGGGCGTGGTGGACGGGCGGTACATGGTCTACTACACTGTGGACGGCACCGATCACCACAAGGTGGGCTTTGTGGCCTACGATGGAGGGATCAGTCTTGACTAGGCCGGGCAAGGGCGTCCGCTTCGAGCGGATCCGCAGAATCACCGGGTATCTGGTGGGGACCGTGGAGCGCTGGAACAACGCCAAAAAGGCGGAGGAACGGGACCGGGTGAAGCACGCGATCCGGAAATAAGGAGAGAGCCTCGGGAGAAATCCCGGGGCTCTTTTTTTGTTCGCATTTTCGTTAGCATTTTAGTTAGCATTTTAGTTAGCATTTTTGTTAGCATTTTTGTTAGCATTTTCTCTTCCAAAATGCTAACGGCGGTGCTTTTTCTCAGCCGTGGTGTTAATTTTCCCGACACAGAAAAAGCCGGAAACACGTTGCAATACAAAGAAAAACCCGGAATCCGTTGTGGTTCCGGGTTTTCTCTATTTGGTGGAGCTGAGGGGAATTGAACCCCATAGAAAACGCTCAAACTGCCTGTGTTTCCAATGGGTCTGAATCCTTGTTAGCATTTTTGTTAGCATTTTTATCAGAAAAGAAGGCGTCCAGGGTGCTCAGAGCGGTGTCCTGATCGTGCTCACTGAGGTGGGTATAGATCTTCCGCATGGTCTGATAATCGGACCAGCCGCCCAGGCGCATGCAGATCAGCTCCGGGATCCCTTTGGAATAGCACAGGCTGGCAAAGCTGTGCCGGAGACCGTGCCATCCCACCTGCGGCAGGCTGTTCTCCTTGCAGATCGCCTGGATCTGCCGGTATGGCGTCTCCGGGTGGGCCTTGATGACAAAGCCCGTTTTGTCCTCCACTGCCTTCAGCGCCTCCTGCAGCTGCGGAATGAATATCTTCACGGTGCGGGCGCTGCTGAGGTTCTTGTTCTGCTGGCGCTTCTGCCAGGTCCCGGTCTCGTCGATAAGCTTGACACCGGCCACCCGGATCGTGCCCGCAGTCAGATCCACGTCCCCCCATTCCAGACCGCAGACCTCAGACTTCCGCAGAGAGTGGAGCGCCAGCAGCGCCGGAATCTCGCACTTCTGCCCTTTTACCAGCTCGCAGAACTGTGTGATCTGCTCCGGTGTCAGCCAGGGACGCTCCGCCTTGATAGGAGCGGGGAGGCGGATGTCATCCGGGATCGGGCAGCCATTGAGCCGGGAGACGGTTCGCATCAGGCCCAGAGCGTTCTTGATGGTCTTGGGCGACTTCCCCTCTTTGTTGACAGCCTGCTGCCAGTTGATCTTATCCAGCGGGAGATCCATGTACGCCTGGAACCGGTTCCGCTGGATGTCCCGATAGCCCACAATGGTGGAAGGGGAGAGGACGTTGCTCCGCTCTGTAATGTAGGCATCTATGGCCTGCCGGAGCGTGGGGGCCTTCTTTTCTGCTACGACGCGTTTCCCGGCCCTGTGCTCCGCTTTTATCAGCTGGGCGGTGTGTATGCACGCTGTCTTCGTGGAGGCCGTCACGGGCACGCTCTGGCCCCCCAGACGAAGCTGGATGAACCAGTTCCCCGACTTCAGCTGCCGCGGCTCCGGGACCTTCATGCCCCCCACCCCTTGACAAAAAGTGTCTCATTTGATACAATATCCACATAGGTCGTTTGTCTCATTGTCGTGACCTCCTATCTATGCCCCTTCCGGTGCGCAGGCCGGGAGGGGCGCTTTTTTTATCTGTTCTCAATTTCCCGCACCAGGTACTTCGGCATCCCCAGCACGCGGCAGTGCTCCAGGCGCTCGTCCGTGATGGTGATGGGCGGGTACTGCGGATTGATGGGAGACAGCTTCATCCAGTCTTCTCCCATGACGTACTCCACCCGCTTCAGGGTGGCCTTGTCATCGTCGTAAATCACTACGCCGATCTGCCCGGAGTGGTCCATCGTGTCCTGGCGGAGCACCAGCACCAGATCGCCGTCCTGATAGATGGGATACATGCTGTCCCCGGAGACCCGGAGAACAAAGTAATCCTCCGGGTGTCTGCCATGCAGCCAACTGGCCGGCACGTCGATCCGGTCCCCGGTCCAGTCTTCCACCGCCATGTGGCCGTATCCCGCAGCCACATCCCCCAGCACCGGGAACGTGACGAAATCATCCGTTATGCCGGGAGCGAACTCGTTGCCGGAATGAATTGTAAACCGGTATTTTTTGTTGAGAACCATCTCCCATTCTGAATCTGACAAGTTGAACCTCACAGCTGTCACTGTGTCGGTGAGAAACCTTCTGAATGAACTATTAGAGGCAGAGTCTGGGTCATCTACAGAAATGCCCCACTGACTGAAAAGGTCTTCCACCGGATGGTTCCAATAAGGCAGGAAAGAATGAATAAACAATTTTCGGTCACTGTTTATCCGATCCCAATGCTGCATAGGTGCAGACCATCCATACTCTCCGCCTGGTGATACGTTTGTCAGGCCGGTCAAGTAATTCATGTCAACATTATAGTGATCAGCAATAGCGTGCAACGTCTTCAGGTCTGGTTCTCTCTGCCCGGATTCATACATGCTGATAGTACTTCTTGAAACGCCAAGTGTTTTTGCCAGCATCGGCTGGGTCTCATTGTTTGACTTTCTCAGTTCTCGAAGAACATCACATAATTGGCGAGTACTCATTTGGATCACCTCATTTATATCATATCACATTTCGTGACAAAAGTAAATATTTTTTCACATTATGTGTTGACAAACCGTGACGGCTGTGCTATGATTGCCATGCGACACGAAACGTGACGTTTTGAGAGGAGGTGAAACAATGGATAAGTCGAAGATCGCCGAAAAACTCGTTGCTCTCCGCGGGGATCGCTCAAGAGAAGCTGTTGCAGCAGCTGTTGGAATCAGTGTGTCTGCCCTTGCCATGTACGAAACAGGCGCCAGAACACCAAAGGATGAGATCAAGATCGCTCTGGCCAACTATTACGAGACGCCGATAGCAGAAATTTTTTTCAGCTAAAACGCCACGAAACGTGACATTCAAGAGCAGCAACAAACAGGGAGGAAACGACAATGACTGACATTTCAAAGCGCAACCTGGTGGACTTCTGGACCATCCTGGCCGACGCCGATCTGGGCACGAAGGTATCCCCAGTGGCCGCTGAGATCGGCTGCTTCTTCGAGAGCCTGCTGGCAGGGGAGTGCAACGGCAGATACTCCACCACGGCTTTTACTGCGGAAAGCCGCATGGCTGCATACCTCCGGGGCTTCCAGTGCGACCGGCACCCCGACACCGAGGACTTCTACATGGTATGCTGCCTGGATCTCCACAGCGTGGTCATGAGCGAGTTCGGTCTGATGGAGTTCTTTAGCTGGATGGTCACATCTCAGCCCTACTCCGGCAGCACCATGAACTGGCTCTGGCGGCGGCAGGATATCGAGCGCAGGAAGATGTCACAGAAAACAGGGAGGACAAGAAAATGACTATCATCGACATCTTGAAAGAGACCTATGACAGGGAAATGCAGAACGTGTTCTGCTACTCCGCCAACTGGCTCATGACCGTCCCAAAGAAGACCTACGAGCGGGAGTGGCTCGAGGCCAACGACAAGGCCGACGTGATCCGGAAGTACCTGGCGGAGCATGGAGTGGAGGTGTAGACCATGCCGAAACTTAAAAGACCGCCGAACCGCTACGAGCGGCTGCAGACGCTGATCTACGGGCAGATGCGGGTGCAGGGCGAGACCTACACCTCCCTGGCTCCGCGGACAAGCCTTTGCCGGCAGTCCCTGGCCGCACGGATCACCAACCCGGACACCATGACACTGGGAGAGCTCCGGCAGATCGCTGCTGCCCTGAGCATCCCGGCGGAGAATCTGCGGGACGTTCTCCCGCTGAAATAGGAGGTAACGACAATGTACAAACCGATTAAACCGTCCGAAGTCCCTGCGCCGCGGACCAAAATGGACGAAAGCATCATCAATGATCTGAAGGACTTCATAGCGACGTCATACGCCGCCGCGGAGATCGTGATCCCGAAGGGCAAGAAGGCAAAATGTCTCTGCGAGAGCTACCGCAAGGCGATCAAGAAGCTGGGGTTTAACCTCACCATCACTGTGAGAAAGGACCGGATGTATATGCTGAAGGGAGGCAAGACGAAATGACTCCGAACCTGATTCGGCTCCATCTGGATGACGCCTACCGCGAGGGCGGCCTGGAGGGTCTCATGTTCCAGCACACCATGTTCGTCAACGCCTGCCTCCGGCAGCACCGCTGGGATGACGCGAAGGCGGCAGTCAAAGTCTACGATCAATTCTGGGAGGACCACCATGATGAAAACAGCGAATTATGACATCGCCATGAACCCGGTGCTCCGGGAGCGGATCGAGCTCGAGATGCTCAACGACGCCATCTACAACGCAGAAGAGGCCAGGCGGGCGAATGTTCGGCGGCAGATGAACGTGGACCATATCTTCGACAGCATCAACGCCAAGGCCAGACGCCCCCAGCTGCGGCGGGAGGCCGTGGACGCTGACTGGCAGCCCGTCACCCGGCAGGAGCGCGTGCAGGACGAAGCCCGGCATCTGACCGGCGCCTGGACCTTCCTGGGCGTGGGCCTGGTGCTGATCGCCGTGATGGTGAAGGTGGTGTTCCTCCTGTGAGAGAACACGACATGTATGACGAGTTCCTCGAGCACGACCGGAAGGACACGGAATGGCTGCAGCGCCGGCCGGTGTGTGCCTACTGCGGGGAACACATCCAGGATCCCGTGTGCTACTGCGTCAACGGCAGACACTATTGCACGCTGACCGAGTGCCAGGAGGCCGCCTGGGAATCCATCAAAGGGCTGTTCCTGGCCTCGACGATAGATTGCGAATAAGGAGGTAAACCGTGAACATCACAACCGGAAAAGTGCCCAGAGCACAAAAGGTGCTGATCTACGGCGTGGAGGGCATCGGGAAGACCACCCTGGCGGCGGCCTTCCCGGACCCCCTCTTCATTGACACCGAGGGGAGCACCTACCACCTGGACGTCAAGCGGACGGACAAGCCCAACAGCTGGGACGATCTGATCCTCACCGTGCAGGAAGTCTGGAAGGCGCCGGGGCTGTGCAAGACCCTGGTGATCGACACCCTGGACTGGGCGGAGCAGCTCTGCGTGGCTCACGTCTGCAAGGCCAACGGCAAGGCCAGCATCGAGGCCTTCGGCTACGGCAAGGGCTACACGATCCTGTCCGAAACCTTCGGCGCTTTGCTCAAGGAGCTGGACAACGTCATCGAGGGCGGCTGCAACGTGGTGCTGACAGCCCACGCAAAGATGCGGAAGTTCGAGGAGCCCAACGAGACCGGCAGCTATGACCGCTGGGAGCTGAAGCTCTCGAAGAACGTGGCGCCGCTGGTGAAGGAATGGGCGGACATGGTGCTGTTTGCCAACTACAAGACCGTACTGGTGGCCGATGAGAACGGCAAGAAGAAAGCCCAGGGCGGCCGGCGGGTGCTCTACACCACCCACCACCCCTGCTGGGACGCCAAGAACCGGCACGGCCTGCCAGACGAGCTGGAGCTCAGCTACAAACCCCTGGCCGGGGTGATCCCGAATGGACCGGCGAAACCTGCCGCCCCCTCCGCCTCTGTGCAGGAAGACACGGGCAAAGCCTCCACCGCCTCCGCGGCAGGAGTGCCTGAGCGGCTGCTGAAGCTCATGCAGCAGGATGACATCGCGGAGGAAGAAGTCCGCAAGGTCATCGTTGATCGCGGCAAATTCCGGCCCGCTACCTGGGCGGAAATGGACCAGGCGGGATTCATCGACGGATGGGTGATCCCATACTGGGCCAACATCAGAGACATGATCCAGAGCGACCCGAACCGGCTGCCGTTCTGAGAATAGAAAGGAGCAAAAACAATGGCATATGACGGACATGTAATCGGATGGGATGACGAGATCGTCAACGACGGATCCGAATTTATCTACCTGGAAGAGGGCGACTACGACTTCACCGTGGAGTCCTACGACCGCGGCACCTTCCGGGGATCGGCGAAGATCCCCCAGTGCCCCAAGCTGGAGCTCAAGCTCCGGGTGGAGACGCCCAACGGCAGCACCACGGTCAACTACGACCTGATCATGTGGAGCACCCTGGAGTGGAAGTACTCCGAGTTCCTCCGGGCCATCGGCATGAAGAAGCACGGCGAGCGCGCCAACATCGACTGGAGCCGCCTCACCGGAGCCCGGGGCCGGGCCCGCTTTTACACCCGGACATACAAGAAGCAGGACGGCACCGAGGGCAAGGCCAACGACGTCCGCAGAATGTACGACTACCAGGAGCCCGACTGGGTCAAGGAGGCTCAGACGGCGCCGGAGGCTGGTTTCGGAGGATTCTAAATGGCGGAGAGAGGTTACGACCCTCTGGAGCTGCTGAAACACATCGACCCGGCCCGCCTGGGATACCAGGAATGGGAGAACGTGGGCGCGATCCTGAAGCACGAAGGCCTGCCCTGCAGCGTCTGGGACGAATGGTCCAGGCAGGAGCCCAGATACAAGCCCGGCGAATGCGAGAAGAAATGGAAAACCATGAAGGGCTCGACCAACCCTGTCACCACCGGCACGCTGTACCAGTACGCGGTGGAACAGGGCTGGCAGCCCACCTCCGCCGGGCACGTCATCGGCTGGGACGATATGATCTCCGATGACGGCGACTTCCGCGTGATTGATCCCGCGTGGGTGGATCCACATCCCAGCATGCCCGCCGCGCCGAAGAACGACAGGCCGGACGATCTGGCGGAGTACCTGCGGATCCTGTACAGCGCGGATGAGTATGTGGGCCTGGTGATCGAAAGCAGCTACGACGAGGAAAAAGACAAATACCGCCCGGCTGGCAGCGGGTACTACACCCGCACCGCCGGCGAGTGGCTGGACCTGATCGAGAAGTACAGATCCAGAGAAAATCCGTTCGGCTGGATCGTTGGCGACTACAACACGCAGGCGGGCGCCTGGATCCGATTCAACCCCCTGGACGGCAAGGGCGTCAACGACGAAAACGTCACCGCCTGGCGCTACGCCCTGGTGGAGTCTGACGCCATCAGCGTGGAGAAGCAGTACAGCCTGATCCAGGAGCTGGAGCTCCCGGTGGCCGTCATGGTCCACTCCGGCAGCAAGAGCCTCCACGCCATCGTGCGGGTGGACGCAAAGAGTCAGACCGAGTACCGGGAGAAGGTCAAGTTTCTCTATGAAGTCTGCGAGGCCAATGGCCTGCGGGTGGATCAGAACAACAAGAATCCCTCCAGGCTCAGCCGGATGCCCGGCGTCACCCGCGGAGAGCACATGCAGTACATCGTCGCCCGGAACATGGGCAAGCCCACCTGGCAGGATTGGGTGGACTACATCGAGGATCTGCGGGACGAGCTGCCGGACATCCAGAGCTTTGACGAGATTCTGAAGAGCCCGCCGCCCCTGGCCCCGGTGCTGATCGAGGACGTGCTGAGGCAGGGCCACAAGATGCTCCTGTCCGGGCCCAGCAAGGCCGGCAAGAGCTTCGCCCTGATCGAGCTGGCAATCTGCATAGCGGAGGGGGACTTCTGGTTCGGACACAAGTGTTACCAGGGCCGGGTGCTCTACGTCAACCTGGAGGTGGATGAAGCAAGCTGCGACCGGCGGTTCATGGACGTCTACAGGGAGATGGGCTACCTGAAGCCCAGCGACGGGATGCTGGACGTATGGCACCTCAGAGGGGCGGCCCTTCCGCTGGACAAACTGGTGCCGAAGCTGATCCGCCGGGCGAAGGACAAGCAGTACAAGGCCATCATCGTGGATCCCATCTACAAGGTACTCACCGGCGACGAAAACAACGCCTCAGAGATGGCTGCGTTCTGCAATCAGTTCGACAAGGTATGCAGGCAGCTGGGCTCCAGTGTGATCTATTGCCACCACCACAGCAAAGGCCAGCAGAGCGGCAAGTCGGCCATGGACCGGGCCTCAGGCTCCGGTGTCTTCGCCCGGGATCCCGACGCCCTGGTGGACTTCCTGCAGATGAAGGTCCCAAGTCAGAACATCATCCAGGAAGGCGCCACCGGCTGGAAAATCAGCTATACGCTGCGGGAGTTCCCGCCGATCCCGGAGGACTACTACTGGTTCACTTGGCCAATCCATCAGCACGACGAAACCGGGGACATCACCCGCGGCATCGAGGACACGGGAGACGCGCTGCCGGACAAGGTCACAATCAAGAGCGCCCGGCTCATGCAGTTCGACACTATATACCAGGAGCTCTTCGAGAAGCATAACGGGCGGGTCTCTCTGGACGATATGGCGTCAGCACTACAGCCCGATAACAACGGTCAGTCCTGCCAGGCTCAGACCGTGCGGAAGTACATTCAGAATGATCTGAAAGATCAGTATAAAGTTGAAAAAAGCCTTGTATTTCGAGTTTGAGGGTGCATAACGGTACGTGTATATCGGCGATTTATCATGTAAATTTTACTACATAAATTGCCCAATATACGACTTACAAACTATGATACGAACCCCTTAATAAGGATATATAACGACAAACGCGTGTCTCGGGTGTGTATATGGTAGGGGTCTCAAGTTCCCCCTACCAAATACAACACCCAAGCCAGAGACCGCGACAGAAAGGAGCAGACGATGACAGTATGAACAGTAAGCAAAAAGGCAAGCGCTTTGAACTGAGCCTGGCGTCCAGGTTCCGGGAGTACGGCTACCAGGCCAGACGCTCCGCGCAGTACTGCGGCAGCTCCGGAGAAGCCGCCGATGTGGTGGGCCTGCCCGGGATCCACGTGGAGGCTAAACACCAGGAGCGGATGCAGCTCTATGAATGGATGGCTCAGGCCGTCCGTGATCACAGAGAGGGCACGCTGCCGGCGGTCTTCCACAAGGCAAATAATAAGGACCTGCTGGTGACCATGCGCTTCGATGACTGGATGACGATCTACAACAACAGCGACTTCCCGGACAAGGAGGGAGATCATGCAGTCGATTCCGACCAGGTATAACGGCATCACCTTCCGCTCCAAGCTCGAGGCTCAGTGGGCCAAGTACCTGGATTACTGGCACATCCGCTGGGACTATGAGCCGGAGGGCTACGTGTTCCGCGACGGCACCAAGTACCTGCCGGACTTCTTCCTGCCGGAGTCCAGGACGTTCCTGGAGGTCAAGGGCCTCATGGATCAGGAGGACTGGCACAAGGTGGAGCTGCTGACCCATGAGAGCGGCAGGCCGGTGGTCATCGGCTACGCGATGGGTCAGTTCCGGGCCTGTGACCTGTGGGAAGACGGACACTATGAGCTATCTGAAATGGCGGACTCCGCGCTGATCCGCTGCCGGCAGTGCGGCAGGATGTCCTTCATCGGCACCAACGGGAGCTGGCGCTGCCGGTGCTGCGGCGCCTACGACGGCGACGGCCACATCAGAGAGTGGTGGTCCAACGACGCAAGCTATGAGCTATGGTGCAGGTTCGCCCGGATCGACGTCATGGGGCGGATCACAAAGAAAAAAGCTGGGAGGCGAAACAATGATTAAGGCAATTATCAAACACCCCGGCCACCCGCCGTTCTGCTGCCTGGTGAAAAACACCCTGGAGTCCTTCCAGAACATCGTGGGCGGCTACATCGAGACCGTCACCGTCGGGGACGTGGTGATCATCTGCAATGAGGAGGGATTCCTCCTCGGGCTGCCCTTCAACTGCAACGTGGACGGCATGCGGCTGGTAGGGCCCATCCTGCTGGTAGGGCAGGACGGAGACGAGTTCGCAGACGTGCCGGCCGGAGCCAGAGATCTGATCGAGGAGGTGTCACAATGAACTGGACAAAAACAGGCAGGACCGTTTACGGAGACGGTGCCACGACGATCCGCTACCAGGCGGACGGCACGGATCTTGTGATCGAGTCCAGGAAGAAAGCGATTCCCCACGCGGCGAAGGGCGGCTGCTGGTTCCACACCAGCTACTTCCTGATCCGGCCAGACGGCACGGAGAAGGAGTACTGGACACTGAAGGATGCGAAGGCGGCGGCAGAGCGATGATCACGCTGCGGGAGCTGTTCCGGGTGACATGGACCATCACCAAGGCGGAAATCTGTGTGCGGGATGCCCATGGGAAGCTGCTCCATGAATTCTACCTGGGAGAGGGCTGCGCACCGGCGGACCTCCCGCCCAGAGCGTGGCAGTCCTGGAGCAAGGGGACGCTGACCGCCTCCGGCCGGAGGATCAACGGCCACGGAAGCAGCACCCGGTATGGCCCGGAAATGGGCTGGGGGCTGCTGGATGGAGCGATCCCGAAGGAGCTGTTGGATGCGGAGGTGACGCACCTGAGCATGAGATGTCCGGATATGATCCGCTGCTGCGTGTCGGTAGATGTCTTCATGCAGGAGCTGACCCTGGACATGGTGCTGTCACAGTTTGCAGCGGCAAAGGATGGCTAGCCTCAGCATTGCAGCTGCAAGGCGCGGCTATGAAACGTAACGGCTTTGCGCTGCAACACGAAGCAGTGGCATAGCATGGCAGCGGATCGACGGATCGGCAAGGCGGCGGCGTGGAGAGGCCTCGCATCGCGTCGTGTCGGCTAGGGAAAGCAAAGAAGGGCGAGGGATGAAGCGCATCGCTGCGGCAAAGCTCGGCGGTACTGCGCGCAGCAAAGGCATAGCAGAACGGATCAAAGCAATGGTAATGCATTGCACTGCTACGGCACCGCAGAGCAAGGCGAGACGCGGCAAGGGCCATGCGTGGCATGGCATGGCACAGCATGAGCAAGGACAGCTTCGCAACGGATTGCTGCGGCATTGCAACGGTATGCAGCGGCATCGCAAAGCGCCGAAGTGATTCGCAAGGGGCACAGCTATGGCATGCGGAGGCAAAGCGTTGGGCGCCATGCAACGGACTCAAGCACAAACAAATGGAGGTATCACAATGACAAACTACAGATTCAGACTCACTTTCATCGAGCCTGTGCTGGGCGGATCTCCGGCGGATCCGGAGATCTACAGCTCCTACATCGGCTCCAACGCGCCGGACGCGGCGTCTCTGACCGAGGAGATCGAGGCCCTGGGCACAGACGCCGTGGAGGAGAAAGGCATGACCGTCTTCGGTAGAGACAAGGACGGCACGCCGATCCTCTGGAACTACCAGATCGAGGGCTTCTTCAAGGACGCCTGCAGCATGCTCAAGCGGGTGCCGAAAACTGAGTCCAGCAAAATGAAGGCCTATAAAAAGATCATCGACGGTCTGATCTTCGTCCAGCCCAGGCGGATCCCGATCCAGCTGTCCGGTGACATCGGCAACTGCCAGCGGCCCCTCAGAGCGCAGACCATGCAGGGCGACCGGGTGGCGCTGGCCAGCTCCGAAGAGGCGCCCGCCGGCAGCTCCATCGAGTTCTGCGTCCAGTGCCTGGATGACGGCTACATCGACACCGTCAAGGAGTGGTTGGACTACGGAGAGCTCAGAGGCATCGGCCAGTGGCGCAACTCCGGTAAGGGCCGTTTCCTGTGGGACGAGCTGGATCAGGAGGGGAGAGTCATCGATGGAAACCATGAGCGGATCTCGTAAGTATGTCCGGCTCTCCGATCTGCGGGAGGTCCTGGGGCGGCTCTACGCCTCCGCCCTGGGCTCCCCGGTGGAGGAGCGGACGCTGCAGCTGGTAAGTCAGGCGATCAAGGAGCTGGAGACGGTGGACGCGGAGCCGGTGGTCAGGTGTGGGGAGTGCAAGCATTTCCAACTTAACGCATGGGGAACCGTAAACGGTGTGCCTCTGATCGTGGCCCATGAGATATGCGATTTATGGGCCGGTGGATGCAAGACAAGCCCGGACGGATACTGCTCCTACGGCGAACGAAAGGACGGTGCTGACAATGGATAAACTAAAACCGTGTCCGTGGTGCGGAAAAATGCCGAGCATCTTACAATGGGGCGTGACGAACGAACTGTATATTGCCTGTACCAACAAGAGATGCGCTATCAGACCAGAAACTGGATTGTGTGGGCTGAAGAACATCGAAGCGCATATCAATGCATGGAACAGGAGGGCTGACAATGGCTAAATATATCAAGCGCAAGACGCTGAAAACGCTGATCGAAAACTTAGACTGGTACAGCGATTGGCACGGCAAGCTGGAACAGGGTGCGTTTTGCGAGGATAAGGCATATCTCCGTTACAACGATGTAATGGACGCAATCAAGCAGGTTGCGACAGTTAAAAGGAAACCCGGCAAATGGATTGAGGAACCGGGCAGACGTTTTCACTGGCACTGTAGCAGATGCGGGTATACTGTTGGGGTGTCTGGTCTGGATTGCAAATACTGTCCAAATTGCGGGGCAAAGATGTCGGATATTCCGAGATGTTCAGGTGGAGGTGACGGGGATGCTTGACATTATTATCGGCATTCTGATTTTCTTCTATGGCATAAGCATCGGCATGGGGATTTTCACAATCTTAACAGTTTGGAGGCGGCGGTGATGGATAACGCAAAGATTAGCGGTTCTTACTATGCAAGACGGCAAGAGAACAATGTTCACAAGGCCGTGGAATGTCTTGACAAGTTTACAAAAGCATTTTGCATTGACGTATCAGTCAAAGACGATCTTGCTTTTCGGTGCAAAGAATGTCCGTTTGAGATGCAAGATGGAAGGTGCCTCGTAAAGGTTTTCAAAAGTACGTTCGACCCGGGCTATAAGGGGTTCGGCTCAATGAGCAATTTGTAATGGAGGTGACTACGATGCCTGACGTGATTGTGCGAGGGATGGAGATGCCGGAACGGTGCATTGATTGTCTTGTAATAAGTCAGTGCAAGAATGCTAGACCGTTGCAACACAGGCCGGAGGATTGCCCTCTTGCCCCGGTTTCGGAATGGATTTCGGCTGACAAGCCGCCTACAAAAGACGGGGAGTATCTTGCGCTAATGAAGGGCTATGTTAGACTGTATCGGTACATTATGCAGTACGATACTCAAAATGCTGATTGGTATATCTACGACCCGGATTATGGGGACGATAAATCGCGTTTGCACTTTAGTGATGATGTGCTTGCATGGTGTGAGATGCCGGAGGTGCCGGAATGATCGGGGCGTTCGTTCTCGGGGTTGTGATGGGTATCGTGTGCACCATCGTGGTGCTGGTGATCTACCTTGAAGGCCGAATGTAAGTAGGAGGTGTGGCATGGATCCAAAGGAAACGCTGAAGCAGGCCAGGCGGCTGCAGCTCAGAATCGACAGCAGACTGCGGGAGCTGCGGCGCCTGGAGGACATGGTGGTCTATCTCAGCGCGACAGACTATGCGCGCCCGGTGGTGCAGCACTCCGCGTCTCGCGGCGCCGTGGAACGGATGGCTACCATGACCGGCAGAGCGGATCGGCTCAGAGAATACCTCAGGGGGGACGTGGCCGCCCTGGAACAACAGAAGCTCGACGCCATCGCTCTGATCGGCATGCTGGAGGATCCAAGGCAGGCGGACGTTTTATGGGAGTACTACGTCCGCGCCGCAAAGAACTGGGATGAAGCCGCCGACGCCGTGGGCTATTCCAGGCGGCAGACGCTCCGGCTCCACGGCCAGGCGCTGCAGGCTCTGAGGTTGGCATTGAATGGCACTGCCGATCCGTGCTAATATGGCAGTGTCAAAGATTGTGATTTGACACCTCCATTTGAGGCGGCCCTGCCGGTTTCGGCGGGGCTGTCTTTTTTCCGGGAGGATCGGGATGGGAGTTATTGATCGGATACACGCGTCGGTGGTCGAGCATCTGCAGGAGAAATACCCGGACGCCCCGGACGCCGAGATCCAGCGTATGGCCGGGGAGGCTATGGCCGGGTGGGACTGGCTCAGGCCTGACAACATCGAGGATATTCTGGAGGATGATCATGCAGGCGTGGGCTGAGTCGTTTTACAAGTCCGGGACCTGGCGCCGCTGCCGGGACGGTTACGCCGCCAGTGTCGGCGGCCTGTGCGAGCGCTGCCTCCGGCGCGGCCTGGCTGTGCCCGGGGAGATCGTCCACCACAAGGTGTGGCTGACAAAGGACAACGTCACCGATCCGCGCGTCGCGCTGGCGTGGAGCAACCTGGAGCTGGTGTGCCGCGACTGTCACGCCGATGAGCATGAGCGCAGCCGGCGGCGGTACGCGGTCGATGAGCTCGGGCGGGTCACGTCGAGAGGGGTCTGAGGCCCCCCTGTTTCGGGCTCAAAATCGGCTTTTTGGAGAC